TGAAGATGCGGATGTATTTCCATCCATTATATTTAATTCTGTTGTAGTAGCTGTAACCCCATCCATTATGTTTAGTTCAGAGGTCGTTGCAGTAACACCGTCCATAATGTTTAGCTCAGACGTTGTAGCTGTAACACCGTCCATGATGTTCAACTCTGAAGCAGTAGCAGTAACTCCATCTAAAATATTAATTTCTGATGCTGTTGCTGTAACTCCATCAAGAATATTCAACTCAGCAGTCGTAACAGTTGCTCCGTCTAAAATTGCTACTTCAGTTGAAGTCAAAGCAGCTAAGGCCGCAGCCGCACCAGATTGACAACCTGACAAAGTATCTAAATCAGCGTCATGAGCTTGAACATTTGAACCTATGGCCAAACCTAATGCAGTCCTCGCAGCAGACGCACTTGTGCTACCTGTACCCCCATCAGAAATTGCTAGTGTTCCAGTAATTGAACTTGCTGCAAGATCAACAGCAATTTCACTTGACTCAATAACTAAACCACCATTTGATTTGAGATCAACAGATAAGGTATTACCACTCTTTGATAGGCCATCAGATGCCACCACCTGACCCGCTCCCGAAAACTGAACAAAGGTAAGATTATTAGTGCCTACAACCGCTGATCCCTTGTCCGAACTACAAACAAAGCCATTGTCTGCATTAACTGTACCTTTTTCAACAAAAGTAAACATCCCAGCCGCATCAGCCCCAGCAGCTAAGTCATCAGCCCTTGCTGGTGATGAACCGACTATGTAGATACCATTCTCGGACGCACTAGACTGGTCTTTTACCAATACTCGATCATTGGTTGATAAAGTTACACCATCTAAAGTGTCTCCATTATTAAGAGCAGTTGCAATAGTAATATTTGCAGTTGTAGCGGCCTTGACTGAATCTTTTATATCCAAGCCTTGTGCAACTCCATCAACATAACCTTTGTTTGCTGCGTCAGCATCAGCAGTTGGATCAGCTAAGTTTGTAATCTTTTGACTGTTTAAACTAACTGCTCCATCAGGTGCTGTAAATTCATTTAATTTTAATAAATCAGCCGCAACTAAAGCTCTAAATGTAGGTGCAGCAGCCGATCCACTCGTAGGGCCAGCTAAGATTGCATTTGCACTCCTTGTATCTGTCTTATTAAAAAACGCTCCAGAACCACCAACAGTGATAATTGAACTTGCAGATGGTGGGGTTGATCCATTATCACCAAAACCATAATATAATTTCAGATCCGCTTCATTAAATGCTAATTCTGATGGAGATAAACTAGAGGGCGAACCCGCACTGCCAGAGGCTGCTCTTTTTTTAATTCTTATAGTATTTGACATGATCTAAAAATTACCTCCATTAACGAGTGTGAGTTTTGTGGTTGTAGCATCTGCTTTAAATTTAGCAGAACTTGAGTCATAGTAAATAACAGAGCCGTCAACCTTGTCGGTATCCACGAGGTCAAAACCAACTGGGCCTTGTGGCCCTGCGGTGGCCACTGTAACAACAGTTGCATCACTTTCATTAACTGTTACTGTATTTTTTGTTTCTGTGATGTTTACAGTGGTCATGTGGTGTAACCTTCACTTACATATATTGTACCTTCTAAATAATATTCTTTTAATCCAGAGGGATTTGTAAGTAAAACGTCATATTTAAGTTCATTTGGACTAAAAGTTGCAGTCTGTGTATCAGTTAATGCAATATCAACAGTTCCAGCAGTTCTGCTTGTATAAGTCACCGCAAAATCTGCATATTTTGTTGTTCTTGTTTCTTCCCATACTTGAGCAGCAAGAGTAAAACCAGTTAAGTCTATTGCATCACCGTTGCTATCTTTAAAAATAAGGGTCAATGGAAAATCAGCCCTTCTTTGAATAGTAAAATCTTTTTGTGCTGGATTAATTGCCACTTTTAACTAGGTTTTGGGTACTTAGCTTTTACTGCTGCAATATGATCTTTCCATGTTGTCGTACCATTTACAGCGTCCTTATATTGCATATCTAACTGGTCTCCTATAGAAGCATAAATAGTATCTGTTGTTCCAGCTTCACCTGTTCTTTGTCGTTGATATAAAGTTGCAGCAGCTTCAGAATCTAAGGTTGTCTGTGCAGCATCAACTTTACTTTGCTCAAGGGTTATTGGTGTTCCGTCAGATGCAAACGCATTAGACCCATCTATGTAAGAACAATTTGGATAAGCCTTAAATATTGCGTCATGTTGGTTATCAAAATTACTCATGCTGCAATCTCCATCAATGTGATAGTTGATGCACCTCTAGCTAATTGGGATTGACTACTATCATCATTATGAACACGATTTACGTGAACAGTCGAAGAACTAAAAGCTGCGTTACTTATTTTCACTCCATATGTAGTGCTGCTAGTTGTTGAAGGAGAGTCTAAAAATGTCATGCCACAATATCCATGACTATCAGCATTTCTTGTTGCTCCAAAACTACTTACTCTTTGTTGACTTCCATTAGCATCCCCCCTGCAAATTTGTGTAGAACCTCTAAATAGATTTAAATAGATACCTACATCACTACTATTACCAACTGTAAGATCAACCCTAACTAAAATTTTATGTGATGAACTTTTTGGAGTTATTGACTGAGAAAAAATAATAGCAGTCATAGTGTCTTTAGCTAAGTTTGTATGAGAAAAAGCATCTGTTTTAACAGTTGATACTACTTGAACAATTCTGCCGCTATCTGAATCTGAGCCATCACCATAATTAACAGGCATTATGAAACCTCCGTTAAATTAAACTTGTACTTTTTGCCAGTCCGATTGTTAATCAAGAAAAGATCCCTATGTCCTTCTTGTATAGTATAACTCCCCCAAGTC